CCGGCGCCAAGCTGCTCGCCTTCCTGGGCAGCGCCACCCCGGCCACGCCCAGTGCCGCCGGCGCACCGGCCGCCGCGCCCACCGGCTCGCTCACGCAGGACGAAACCGTCACCTACCGTGAGGGCGCATTCAACGCGCTGCTGCATCGTGCCAACCCGTCCGCGCATAAGCTGGAAGGCGCAGCCGCCCAGTTCCGTGGCATGGACCTGATGGACATGGCGCGCGATTCCGTCGAGCGCGCCGGCCACCGCACCCGCGGCATGTCCAAGCAGGAAATCGCGGTCAAGGCGCTGCAGTCCACCAGCGATTTCCCGGCCATCCTCGGCAACACCGTCAACCGCAGTCTGCGCGCCGGCTACGATGCCGCCCCGCGCACCTTCCTGCCGTTCTCGCGCCAGGCCACCTTGCCGGACTTCAAGGAAATCAGCCGCGCGCAGCTGGGCGGCGCGCCCTCGCTGAAGCGTGTGGTGGAAGGCGGTGAGTACGAGCAGGGCAGCATCGGCGATGGTGCTGAAAAGTACCGCGTGCACAAGTACGGCCGCATCGTCGCGCTGACGTGGGAAACCATCGTCAACGACGACCTGGACGCACTGAGCCGCATCCCGTTCGCGTTCGGCGCCAGCGCCTCGGATCTGGAATCCGATCTGGTCTACGCCATCCTCAGCAACAACCCGGCAATGGCCGATGGCGTCGCCCTGTTCCACGCCAGCCACGGCAACCTGGGCACCGCCGCCAAGCTGGCCGATGCGCTGGACCCGAGCAAGGCCAACCCGCTGTCCGCCATGCGCAAGGCGATGCGGCTGCAGAAGGGTATCGAGGGCCGCTATATCACGGTCAACCCGCAGTTCCTGATCGTACCGCCGTCGCTGGAGGAAGTGGCGCTCAAGGCCACCAACGCCGCCATCGTCGCTGCCAAGGGCGTGGACCTGAACGTCACCGGCGTGACGCTCACCCCCATCGTGGAGCCGCGTCTGGAAGACGGCAGCGCCACCGCATGGTTCGGCGCCGCCTCGCCGGGCGTCATCGACACCATCGAGTACGCCTACCTGGAAGGCCACGAAGGCGTGTTCACCGAAACGAAGCAGGGCTTCGAAGTCGATGGCGTGCAGGTCAAGTGCCGCCACGTCTTCGGCGCCAAGGCCATCGACCACCGCGGCTTCTACATGAACGCCGGCCTGGCGTGATCGGCGCGGGGTGCAGGCATGCCTGCACCCCGTAGTGCGGAACCACTTCCCCTTCTTCAGAGGTCAACCCCATGAACAACGCTCATTCCAGCGGCGCAACCATCCAGGTTCCCGCGCCGGCTGCCGTCACCAGCGGCGTGCCCTTCATCCTCGGCTCCCTGTTGGCCGTGCCGGTCACCACGGCCGCATCCGGTGAGCTGGTCGCCGCGCAGATCGAAGGCGCCTTCACCTTCCCGAAGCTGAGCACCGCGGTCATCACCGCTGGCGCCAAGCTGCACTGGGATACCTCCGCGGGAGAGTTCATCGTCGCCGCCAGCGCCACCGGCGACCTCGAGAACTGCGCCGTGGCCATCGCTGCTGCCGGCAACGGCACCACCACCGTGGTGGCCAAGCTGCTGCCCGGCGCAGGCGCCGTCAAGGCCTGATCCACGCCCACCACCGCACACATATGCCCGGGTGGCGTGTGCGGTGGTGGGGCTCCAAACATTCCCAGGGGGAACCACCGTGAGGCTGGAAGAGCTGACCGATATGGCAAACACCACGCACAACGTCGCGCCAATCGTCGCCAAGGTGTCCACCTACGGTGGCAGCGCCGGCGCCGTGCTGTTCGGGCTGACTGCAAACGACATCGCAGCGTTCAGTGGCGTTGCCATCGCCCTGGCTGGTCTGGGAATTACGTGGTTCTACAAGCGCCGCGAGGATCGCCGCTCCGCGCAGCGGCACGAAGCGGACATGGCGCGCCGGAAGCGGGAGACCGATCATCATGTCTGATCGCAGCGCCGCCTCGCCGGTTCGCATCGCTGTTCTCGGCCTGGGGCTGAGTGCGGCAGCGTTCGCCAGTTGGGTTGTCAAGGAAGGCGACGGCCCCACGGCCGTGCGTGCTGACGGGCAGGTGGTGCACAAGCCGTATATCCCGACCAAGGGCGACGTGCCGACCATCGGCCACGGCTCCACCCGCTATGAAGATGGCACGCCGGTCCGCATGACCGATGCGCCCATCACGCGCGAGCGGGCGCAGCAGCTTGCCCGCAACCTGCACAGCGAGGAAGAAGCGCGGTTCCGCTCATCGCTCCCGGGCGTAGCCCTCTCCCAGGGCGAGTACGACCTGTACGTGGATTTCACCGGCCAGTTCGGCTTCGGCAACTGGCGCAGCAGCTCCATGCGCCGCCGCCTGCTGGAAACCACCACCGCCACCCCCGCGCACCTGCCGGGCCTGTACCGCGCCGCCTGCGATTCGCTGCTGCTGTGGAAGAAGCAGGACGGCCGCGATTGCTCGCTCCCGCAGAACTGGGGCCCGAAGGGCTGCAGGGGCGTGTGGACCCGCCAGCAGGAACGCCACGCCAAGTGCCTGGCCGAGCAGGTGGCGCAATGATCACCCGCATCCTCGCCGCGCTGATCCTGATCCTGCTCGCGGTTGTCGTGTGGCAGCGCGGCAGCGTGTCGATCGCGCACCGCGCGGCGGACAACGCCGCGGCCGCCCGTGACGTTGCAGAGGGCGAGCGCGACAGCGCCCGCGTGGAGCTTGCCCAGGCGCAGGCCGTCATCACTACCGAGCGCGCCAACGCGGCCAAAGCCAGCGCCGTGGCCGCCCAATACGAAAAGGACAAAGCCGATGCACAAGCCGCTTCTGATCGCCTTGTGGCTGACCTGCGCGCTGGCAACCAGCGCTTGCACGACCGCTGGCAAGCAGCCATCGCCACAAGCGAACTGTCCGCAGCCGCCGCAGCCGGCGCCCTCGCTGATGGTGGAGCCGCAGACCGAGTCGAAAGTGCGGGCCGAATTGTTGGCGCCGCCGCCGCCTGCGACGCACAAGTGAAAGGCCTGCAGGCCTTCGCCCGCTTGTGCAGTACCCCGTCCACAACCGGAAGTGACCGATGAGTTCCATCACCCTGCTGCAGGCCTTCGCCGTCGTCGTGCTGGTGGCCGTGCTGTACCTGGAGCGCGGCATCACCCGTGCATCGGATGAGGGCCAGCAGTGAGCCTTGTGCGCATCGCCGTTGACGCGGACAACATGCTGGGCCGCCAGTTCACCGAGCTGGAGCGGGAGAACCTTGGCTTCGCAGTCATGCAGGCGTGCAACGCCACCGCGTTCGATATTCGCCAGAGCTGGGCGCGAGCGGCGCCGCGGGTGTTTGATCGCCCCGCGCCGCTCACCACCAAGGCCGCGCAGTACAAAAAGGCGACGCGGCAGAAGCTGTATGCCGAAATCTTCCTACGGGATGAGGCCTCCAACGGCACACCGCCGGCCAAGTATCTGGCGCCGCAGGTGGAGGGCGGCCAGCGTCGCAAGAAGGGCTTCGAAGTGCTGCTGCAGCAGAAGGGCGCAATGCCGGCCGGCATGTTCGCCGTGGCCGGCAAGGGCGCGCCGCTGGATCGCTTCGGCAACGTCAAGGTCGGGCAGGTGAGCAAGATTCTGTCGCAGCTTGGTGCGCGGCAGGACAAGTATCAGAACCAGACTGATGTGAGCGCAGCGCGCCGCCGCGGCAAGCGCCGGCGCGGTGGAGAGTACTTCGCGTTGCAGCAGAAGCGTGGCCGCCTGCTTCCGGGCATCTACGAGCGCATCGATACCGGCTTCGGTTCCGCCGTGCGTAGCGTCTTCATCTTCACCCACAAGGCGAACTACAAGCCGCGCTACAACATCTTTGCGCTCGCCCAACGCGAGTGGGACAGGCTGATGCCGTTTTACTTCAATCGCGAGCTGCAGAAGGCGCTGGAGTCGTCGAAGTACCGGGGGCGCTCATGAGCCAGAAAGCCTTCATGCAGGCGTTCGACCAGGCCGCCATCGGCAGCTTCATGGCCGCCGGCATGGCCGATTCCGCGCAGTACACCGCGCCGGGCGGGGTGGCCATTGCGTGCAGCGTCATGGTCGACCGTGGCACGCAGGTGTGGGGAGATGACGGCACGCCGGTGGCGCTGGGTGAAATCAGCGTCGCGTTCCAGCGGGCAGAGGTGACGCCAGAAAAGGGCGGCATCGTCGTCGTCGATGGCGACACCTACCGGCTCACCGACAAGCTGAAAGACGACGCCTCCCTCACACGCTGGCTGGTGGTGCCCAATGGCTGACCCGACGCCCCGCCGCCGGCTGCTGGATGTCTTCCGCACCAACCTGCTGCGCATCAATGGCGTGGCGCCGTACCACACCGCCATCGGCGCGGTGGCCACGCTGGAGCCGGGCCAGCTGGACCCGGAACAGGTGGATGACGGCATGGCTGTCTATATCGAGCGGCAGGAGCGCCCGGCCGATCCCGCCGTGCAGCGCACCCACCGGCAGACCACCGTGACCATCGTCGTCAAGCGCCGAGGCGGCACCAACGCCGAAGAAGAACTCGACCTGGTTGTCGAAGACATCGAGCGCGCGATGGAAGGCCGCCAATCGACGTGGCCAGCCGGCTTCACCCAGCCCGTCTATCAATCGATGGAACCCCTGCGCGCACCGGCCGGTGCCGACTGGATCGGCGCGCTGATCCGCTACACCACCAGCATTCCCACCTTGAACCGCTAACCGCCGCCCCGCGGCATCACTGGAGACACACACATGAAAGACCACAGCTACCTGGGCAGCGGTAAACTCCTGATCCGCGAGTACGGCGCCGCCGCCGCGTTCGAGGAAGTGGGCAACTGCTCCGTGCTCACCTTCTCTCCGCAGGAAGAGAAGAAGAACCTGCCCGACTACACCAACCCGGGTGGCGGCAACCGCAACGAAGTGGCGCGCCTCACCGGTGTGGAAACGGCCTACACCTTCCACGACTTCGCCGCCGAAAACTTCGCACGCACCCTGCGTTCGTCCGTCACTACCGTGGCCGCCGGCGCCGTCACCGAGGAAGAGGTCATTGCCTACAAGGGCGGCTTCACCCCGCTGTCGAAGGTGGCCACCGGTATCACCGCGGTGAAGGCCGCCAGCGGCGCCACCACGTACACCGCCGGCACGGACTTCGAGTTCCGCGATGGCGGCATCTTCGTCCCCACCGGCAGCACCATCACCGCCCCGGTGTCCGGCGCCGCCAACATCAAGGTCACCTACGCCAACGCCGCACAGAAGGTGGTGGAGGCGCTCACCCAGTCCGCGAAGCAGTACGAAATGCTGTTCGTCGGGCTGAACGAAGCGCAGAGCGGCAAGCGCGTGCGTGTGCATGCGCACAAGGTGAGCGGCGGCCTGCTGGCCAGCATGGGCCTGATCGGTGAAGAGTACGGCGCAGGCGAAGTGACCGGCGGCCTGATGGCCGACACCACCAAGGGCACCGGCCTGTCGCAGTACTTCACCGTCGTGCTGGAAGACGTGGCATGACGCCTTCCGTAACCGCGGACGTCGACGTGCTGGCTCCGGCCAGCACGTCGGTGGAGTTCGCCGGACAGCTGGTGAAGATCCTGCCGATCCCGGCCGGCCGGATTCCACCGCTTATTCGTACCGCGCGGCCGGTGATCCAGGCGCTGATGGACAACAACGTGCTCACCGGCGAAGGCGACGAGCTGGACATCAACGTGATGCAGATCGTCGACCTGATGGGCGATCACGGCGAGCAGTTCTTCGATGCGTTGTCGCTCGCGGCCGGTGTGTCCGTCGCTGACGTGGAGACCGCAAACCTCGATGACGTGGTGCGCCTTACGCAAACCTGCCTGCGGGTGAACCGGGATTTTTTTACGCAGAGCGTCGCGCCGCTCCTGGCCGGCATGGCGCAGCGGTTGCCTGGAGTTGGGCCGACGCCCTCCAGCTCCTGATCGAGCAAGGGCACAGCTTCAGTGACATCAAGCAGTACACGCTCGGCCAGCTTCGGGCCTTCACCGAAGCAGCCGAGCGCAGCCGGCGCAGGAGGCTGGCGGATGAGGCAGTAACCGCCCGCGCGGCGCAGTACGACGGCAAAGACTTTTCAGCGTATCTCAAGGGACTCACCGGCTGATGGCTACCAACCCCAACCTGCGTGTACGAATTTCGGCAGACCTTGCGGATATCAAGCAGGGGCTGGCGGTGCTGCGTGGCGACCTGCGCAAGTTGAAGGATGACGCCGCGCGCTCCGGCCCGAACACGTCCAGCTGGGTGGCCGGGCTGAAATCCGCCCGCGCACAGCTGGTCGGGTTTGTCGCCGCCTACGCCTCGCTGCGCACGTTGGGCTCGCTGGCCAAGGTTTCCGACGAGGCCGCCGGCATCACCGGCCGTCTCCGCCTGGCCACGAAAAGCCAGGATGAGTTCAACGCCGCGCAGGATGAGACCTTCGATATTGCCCAGCGCACGCAGGCCAGCTGGAAGGAAACCGTAGCGCTCTACAACAAGGTTTCGCAGTCGGCGGACCAGGTGGGCCTGAGCCAGAAGAAGCAGCTCGAGCTGACGGAAGCCGTATCGATGGCGCTGGCCATCTCCGGCAGCACCGGCGAAGAATCTGCCGGCGTCATGCGCCAGTTCGGGCAGGCGCTGGGTAGTGCGCGCGTGCAGGCGGAGGAATTCAACTCCATCAACGAGGGGGGCCAGCGCATCGTGCAAGCGCTGGCCAAGCACCTCGGCATCGCCAGCGGGCAGGTGAAGGCCTACGTCAACGCCGGAAAGGTGAGCAATCGCGATCTCGCCCAGGCCCTGCTGAAGGATCAGGCGGACCTTCGCGCCGAGTACGAGAAGATGCCGAAGACCATCGGCGGCGCCTTCGCGCAGATCCGCAACTCGTTCGTGCGCTTCGTCGGCGACCAGAACGAGGCCACCGGTTCGGCGCAGGCCTTCGTATCGATCCTGCGCGATATCGCCACCGACCTGCCGCAGTTCTTCAAGCCCATTCTGGTGCTGATGCAACAGGTGGCCAACAACCTGCGCGACACCGAATCCGCAGCCGATTCCCTCGGCAAGAAAACGAGCTGGCTGGCCGGCGCCGGTGAGTTCCTCGCGAACGTGTTCCGCGTTCTGGCAGCGGCCGGCATCGTCGTGAAGAACGTGGTGGAGATCATCACGGTTGTGCTGGCTGCACTCGGCACCACTGGTTTCAAGGTGGCCGAAGGGCTGGTGAAGTACCTCGGCGGTGCGTTCCGCAACATCGCCAACACCTGGCAGACGTTGAAGGACGAAGGCCCGGTGGCGGCGGTGAAGGCGTATGCGGCCGGCGTGGGCGGGATCATGGACGATCTCACCGCGCAACGGCAAAGCATGGTGGCCGGGTTCCAGGCGGCCAGCGACATGATCCGCAGCGATGCCAAGGACTTGGCCCGCGGCGTCACCGGTCTGTTCGCGCAGATCGATGCGACCACTGCCCGGGTGCGTGGCAAGGCATCGGAAACCGGCGGCGATGGTTCGGGTGGTGGCGGTGGCGGCGGCGCCGGCAAGGCCGTGGCGGCCTCCAACGCACTGATGCGAGATTCCGTCACCCGGGCGCTGGCCGAGCTGGACCGGCTCTATGCCGAGAACGAAATCGGCATGCGCGAGTACTTCGCCACCCGGCTGGAGCTGCAGCAGCAGTCGATCGATCTGCAGATCGCCCAGGCACAGGCCGAACTGGCGGCCACGAAGGACGCCGGCAAGCGGCAGAAGCTGGAAGAGCAGATCACCATCCTGCAGCGCGACCGCGCAGATATCGCGACGAAGGGGGCACAGGAGCAGAAGAAGGCAGAGGAAGATCTCGCCAAGTCGCTGGGCGACGTGCAATTGAAGCTGATGGAGCTGGACGGCCGCACTGGCGCCGCCGAGCGCGCAAAGCTGGAAACCGAGTATCAGGACCTCTTCAAGCGGCTGGATGCCAGCAGTGATGCGACCGGCCGCAAGATGGTCGAGAACCTGATCGACCGGCTGGTGGCCAAGGCCAAAGCTGACGAGCTGAAACAGGCCGGCGAGAACATCGCCAACGCGCTGCAGGGCAAGGAAGCCTCCATCGGCGCGCAGGTGGCCGGCGGCATGCTTGGCTACAGTGAGGGCGAGCGACAGGTTGCTGCCGCCCGTGCCAAGGCCATCACCGACCTGCAGGCGCTGCGGGTAGCCGCGCAAGCATCGCTGGCCGACATGAAGGAGGGCACCCCGGAACATGCCGCGGTGCTGGCCGGCATCGAAGCCATCGACGTGCAGATCGGCACCATCACCGCCTCGCAGCAGGTATTCAAGCAGAAGATGGAGGACATCGCCGTCTCCTCCTTCGGAGACTTCCTCGCGGACCTGACCACTGGCGCGAAGAGCTTCAAGGATGCGTTCGCTGACATGGTCAAGAGCTTCGTTGCCGGCGTCGCGCGGATGATTGCGCAGGAGCTGGCGCTGCGGGCGATCAAGTCTATGTTCGGGACAAGCGGCGCGGCTGCCGGCGTCGCGCACACCGGCGGTGTGGCAGGCCGTATCGCGGTGAAGCGCACCGTCAGCCCGCTGCTGTTCGGCCACGCGCCGCGGTACCACAGCGGTGGCATAGCCGGGCTCAAGCCCGATGAAGTACCGGCCATCCTGCAGACCGGCGAGCGCGTGCTGTCGCGCCGCCAGACGGCGATGTACGACGCCACGGTGGCCGCCGGCGCCAAGTCCGGCCGGGTCACAACGCCCATCGTCGCCATCGGCGATGACGCCGTTGCCAACGCCCTGGCCGGTGCTGCCGGCGAGGACGTGGTGATGACCCACGTGCGCAACAACTGGGAGGGGCTGTCGCGTGGCGGTTGATCCGCAACTGTGGCCCTTTGCCGGCGGCGGCGACGTGAGCTGGCAACCGGAATGGCTCACCGAAGTGCTGCGGCCGAATGCCGGGCTTGTGCAGCACCGGCAGCTGCGCGACCAGCCGCGCATGAGCGTGGCATTCCAGGGCATCGCCAGCGGCCCGCCGCGCCGCTGGCTGGAGAACCTGCTGGAGCGGAACGGCGCCCGCGGCTGGCATATGCCGCTGCCGGGCGCTGGCTTCGCGCTGGGCGCGCCGCTGGCCGCCGGTGCGGCAGGTGTACCGGGCACCACCGCCGGTACGCTCCTGCGCGTGGGTGGGCGCGTTGCGCTGGTGCCGGTGGATCAACCGCGGCTGGCCGAGGTGTTCACCGTGACCGATGTGCAGCCCACCGGCATCGTGCTGGCCGGCAACACGGCCAACGCGCACCCCGCCGGCACGCGCGTGCTGCCGGTGTTTGAAGCGCGCCTGGTCAGCATCCCCGCGCTGTCCCGCTTCACCGGGGATGCCGTGCCTTGGGCGGTGGAGTTCGAGCTGGCCGAGGCGTTGCCAATCACCGCCGCCGCCAGCCCAGTGCTGTATCGCACGTTCCCGGTGCTGGATCTGCCGATGGACTGGTCGAGTGACCCGGACTGGCAGCCGTACCGCGAAACCCTGCGCGAGGACAACGACACCGGCCCGGTGTGGCTGGCCGATCCGCTCGGGCAGTCGCAGATGATCATCAAGCGCCCGTGTACCGCCGTGGGCGCGGAAGAACTCGCGCAGGTGCTGGGCCAGCTGTGGGCACTAGCCGGCCGCGCAAACCCGGTATGGGTGCACACGCACGCGCACGACCTGGTACTTGCCGCCGGCATGAGCGCCGGCAGCACAACGATGGACGTGGAGTGGGCTGGCCTGGGCACTGGCCCGCGCCCGCCCGGCCGGCGCGACCTGCGCATTGCCCTGCGCAACGGCACGGTGCTTTACCGCCGTGTGACCGCCGTGGCCGCGCCCAGCGGCCACGTGGAGCGGCTCACGCTGGATTCGGCGCCGGGTGTGGTCATCACCCCGGCGGACCTGCTGCAGCTGTCGTGGATGTCGCTGTGCACGCAATCGGCGGACGTGGTCCGCATCAACTGGTGGAAGCATGACGTTGCGCAGCTCGAGCTGGCGTTCCAGGCGGTGCCCTTTGAACACTGAGGGAGGCCCGCATGTTCGGCGCGCGTGAGATTGCCCGGTTCTTCGGCCAGCCGGTGCACCTGTTCCGGTTCACGCTCGGCCCGCTGGTGTGGCGCTTCACCACCGCCGCCGTGCCGGTAGTGCTGGGCGATGAAACCTTCATTCCCACCGGCATCAGCCGCAGCGCCGTGCGCGAAACCGCCGAGCGCACGAAGAACCAGCTCACCATCACGATGCCCTACGCGCTGGACCCGGCCGCGCACGACCCGCCGCCCACGCAGGAGTTCGGCAACATCTGGCGTCCGTTCCCGCCATCTGAACGCGTGTTCGTGACGTGCCTTGCGATGCACCGCGGCGATACCGACGCGGCTGTGGAGTGGATGGGCCACGTTGTACAGCCCGACTTCACCGACACGCAGCTCAAGCTGACATGCGACCCCACCATTGCGCGCCGGCGCGCCAAGGGCGGTGGGCGCCGTGCGCAGCGTGCGTGCGAGGTGGCGGTGTACGGGCAGGGCCTGGGGCAGTGCAATCTGCTGAAAGAGGCCTTCGCCATTCCCACCACGGCCACCGCTGTGAGCGGCCTTTCGGTGACTGCCGCCGAGCTCGCCGCCGCACCGCTGGCGCTGGATGGCGGCTTCATCGAATGGACGCTGCCGACCGGCCTGGTAGAACGGCGCACGATCATGTCGCACGCCGGTGCGGTGATCGAACTGGATTACGGCGCCGCCGCGCTGGCCCCGGCGCTGGAGTTCATCGCATACCCAGGTTGCCCGCATACGTGGGATGCCTGCGCGGCCCGCGGCAACACCGACAACTACGGCGGGTGCCTGCACCTTCCAGTCAAGAATCCATGGAGCGGCAACCCCCCGTGATGACGAAAGAATCCATCCGCCGCTGGTGGCATATCACACGCTGGCGTTTGCGTTACGCGCTGCTCGATACGCCGGCTGGGCGGCATGTGTGCATCGCCGCGGCGGTGGTGATTGCAGCGTTCGGTGCGTGGCAGTTCTTCGCTGCGATGCGCGCCTATGCCGCCGGAGAACCAGTGCAGGCGTTCTGGGTGGAGGTGGTGCTGTTCGTTGTTTCCGTGCTGATCAGCTACGCGCTGACACCCAAGCAGCCAGATGCAGCCGACCAGGTAGTTGAAGCCCCACGCGTGAAAGACGGCGGCGGCGTGCGCATGGTGTTCGGTGAAGTGTGGATCACCGATCCGGACATCATCGGCTGGCGCAAGATGGGCACAAAGACCATCCGCGGCAAGAAGAGCGGCTTCAACGGCCGCCCGATCATCGGCTACTGGTACAAGCAGCTGTTCCAATTCCTGCTGTGCCGTGGACCAGTGGATGCCGTGCTGGAGTTCCGCGGTGGCGACAAGACCGCATGGAAGGGCGAGTTGACCGCCAGCGGCGAAGTGCAGATCAACCAGCGCGAGTTGTGGGGCGGCCAGGGTACAGGCGGCGAAGGCGGCATCGAAGGCCCGATGGAGTTCCTTTTCGGCGAATCCACGCAGCTGCCCAGCAGCTACCTGGCCAGTTCGCTCGACCCGAAGCAGCCGGCCTACCGCGGCCTGCTCACCGCGCTCTACAAAGGCGGCCTATGGGGCGCGTTCTCCCCGTACCCCAAAGCCGCATCGTTCAAAGTGCGACGGATTCTTGAGGGGTGGGAGCGCGATGGTGGGGCGTGGTATCCGGAGAGGGCGCTGGTGCCGCTTTCGTCCAGCACTTTCGCCCGCCCGACGTCGCTCTACATCGCGCTGGACACCAGTGGATCGATGGGCGGCACGCGGCTGCAAGTGCTGAAAGACGGCATGACCTTGGTGTTTGACGCGCTGGAGGCCCGTGTCTCCGGAGGCGCTCCGAAGATCAATTTGCGCCTCGTGGAGTGGGCCACCACATCCAGCCATCTGGACGCGATGCCGTTGACTGCGGGCGCCTTCGCCGGGCTACGCGCGTTCGTGGCGGGACTGACGGCCGGCGGCGGTACCGGTGCCACCGCTGCCTATGGTGGGGTCAAGGACTTCATGGAGGCATCGGCCCTTGGCAACAGGGTCGTGGTGTGCATATCTGATGGCGCAATGTCGGACGTGCCAACAGCCATGGGCATGATCGGTGCAGCGGTGGAATCTGTCGGCCCCATCGCCATGCGCGGCATTGGTATCGGCACAGTGGGGAGTTTGGCCAGTTTCGACAACAGCGGTGGCGCGGTGCCGGTGGTCAGCGGTGACAACGTGCAAGAAATGGCGGTGGCCATCCTTTTGGCCCTTTCCGGTACTTCAAACTCCTATGGCATGAGCCCCGCCCACATGCTCTATCAGAGCATCACCGACAGCTGGATGGGCGCAGAGCCGGACGCTGGCATCAACGACGCAAGTTTCCGCGCCGCGGCCGATACGCTTTATGCCGAAGGCTTCGGCCTGAGCACCGAGTGGGATTCGACAGCGGAATCCGTTGAGCAATTCCAGCAGCGCATCTGCGATGTGATCGGCGCCAACCTGTCGCGTAGCCCGGTGGATGGGCTGTGGTATCTGGACCTGATCCGCGGCGGTTACGATCTCAGCACGCTCCCCGTTCTTACCGACGACGACATCATCGAGTACAGCGAGCAGCCCGGAACGATGCAGGATGCGGTGAACCAGGTCATCGTCGAATGGCGCGACCCGCAGCGGCGTGAGGATCGATCCACCGCGCCGGTGCAGTCACTTGGCGCCATTCAGGCAGTGGGCGCGGTGGTGGGCGAGGTAGCGACATATCGCGAAATCCCCGAAGAGTCGCTCGCGCTCCGTGTGGCCGGGCGAAACCTGCAATCGAAGTCCCGGCCGCTGCGGCGTAGTTCAATCAAAACCACGCGCATTGCGCATGCGTGGCGGCCAGGGCAGGTGTTCCGGCTGCAGTCGGCGAAGCGTGGCATTGCCGACATGGCCCTGCGTATCGGCGATGCAGATCGCGGCACGCTGCGCTCCGGTGCGATCGCACTGACCGTGCTGCAGGACATCTTCGGTTTGCCGCAAGCGGTGTATGTGTCGCCCGATCCATCGCCCGAACCCGATGATGACGTGCCGAAGCCGGTCGCCGCATCTGCCGTGCAGGAGGTCCCCTATGCACTGCTGGCCACACTTCAGCCCACCGCCGAGCTGGCCGCGCTGCCAGCGGATTCAGGCTATCTGTTTGCGGTGGCCACGCCCGCCGGCGGGGAATTAGATTACAGCCTGCAGGTGGATGCGGGAGCAGGCTATGCGGAGCAGGCCGAATCGGACTGGAGCGCAACCGCAACGAGTGTTTCCGCGGTTGAAAAGCTGGACACCGTTATCAGCATCACTGCCGCCCGCGGCCTCAATGATGCGGTGATCGGCGCGATGGTGCTGTGGGGTGAAGAAATCTGCCGGCTGGATGCGGTGGACCTGATCGCCGGCACTGTCACCCTGGGTCGCGGCTGCGCGGATACTGTGCCCGCCGCGCACGCCGCCGGCGAGCGGCTGTGGGTGATCGATGACTCCATCGCGCTCGATGCGACGCAGCATTCAAAGGGTTCAGCAGTGTCAGTGAAGCTGCTTCCGCGGGCTGGAAGCATGAGGCTTCAAGACGACGTGCCAGTTTCGATGCCGATTCTTGGGCGGCTCGCCCTTCCTTATCCACCGGGTCGCTGTTCAGTTGGTGGCGTCGTGTATCCAGACGCCGCGGCAGTTGCTCTGGGAGAGATTCCGGTCTCGTGGGCGCCAAGGGATAGGGATGCACAAGGCACAGGGTTGATCGATTGCATGCATGCCCCTGTCGCTCACGATCCTGCTACAAGATTCGTGATTCGTGTCACTCGCGGTGGCGTCCCGGTGGTATCGCGAGATGACATCGCAGGGTCTGTGGCAACCATTCGCCCGGTTGTAAGCGGAGCATATGAGGTTGAGTTCCGGTCGAAGAACGAAAACGGAATGAGCGTCCAAAGCTACCGCGCCCTTGTTGATTTCACCGTTAATCCAAGCAGTCCGCCGCCAGCAGCTCCGGAGATAGTTGCGCCGCAATGGTCGCCACCTGAGACAGTGATCGACGCGGGGGAGATAACGTAATGCCAGATGTGATCAGCTACCGGTTTCTTGTGCGCGGCGGCGCGGCATCGGCCGTCCACGCATTGAACGAGATTCCTAAATCACGGGAGATCGTGATCGAAACCGATACGTTGAAGATGAAGGTTGGTGACGGGGCTACTCCTTACCTTGACCTTCCTTATTTCAGCGGCGGCGGAGGGAGTGGTGTTATCACGGTTCCCGGCCCGCCAGGTACAGGTATCGGTGACGACGGGGACTACGCGCTGTGGCCCCACGCAACAGCGCCGATGCTATACGGGCCGAAGGCATTGGGAGAATGGCCGGTTGGTATCCCTCTAAAGGGGCCGCCTGGCCCTTCATCCTCCTGCTTTCCTACCGCGAGTTTCGACGGCGGCACAGGCGCCATCGTCGTCGGATCGTGGTGCGAGATTTTCGTGCCTTTCGGATTCACGGTGCGGGGGTGGACGCTCGCCGGCGATGTCCTCGGCACACTTGCGATCGATGTTCGCGTAGCCGCCTTCACCGAGTACCCGCCAGAAGGCGCCGATTCGATCTGCGGTCCGAACCCTCCGCAACTGGCAGGCGACAATAAAGCACGCAACTACACGCTGGCCGGGTGGTCAACCAATGTACCGTCAGGGTCTTTCCTGCGCTTCTACGTCGCCGCGTGCGCCGGCATCGCGAAAGCAACACTTACGCTCGAAGGAGAGCGCGCCTAATGCCAAAATCCCGAGTAACAGCAGTACTTGATAACTCCGGTGATACCGGGTTCCGCGCGTGGGTAGCGATTTGCGAAAACATGCTGACCGCGAGCGGGCTGGTTCGCGCATCCGACGCCGGGCAGATAAACTCCGCAACTGTATCCAGGCCAGGCGCAGTGAACACTGCCGCCGGCTACTCAATCTGGCGGTTCGCGGACCCGCTGCAGGCCACGGCACCCGTGTTTCTCAAGGTTGAATACGGGACCGGGACCAGCGTTACCAGCGCTGGCACGTTCCTCACGATTGGCCGAGGCGCAGACGGGGCGGGCAACATCACTGACGTTTTAATGGCCCGCGCCCAAGTTGCCAACAACGGACCTGAGGCCACCACGCTCCGCGAGTTCATGGCCGTCCACAACAACTGGGGCGCGGCGCTTATCGTTGGCAGCGCCGGTGGTACGTCGAATTCCTTGCTCGGCTTCGGCTTCGCTATCCAGCGAACGTGTGAGTCTGATGGAACGCCGTCCGCTGACGGTCTTATGGTCCACCTGCCCGGCACAACTAATAGCCCATCGAACGTGGGGCGTGCGACTTTTGTGCAGTTTCTGCCGACCCTCGTTGTGCGGTCGCCTTCGGCCGATACGCTGGCCCTTCTCCCACTAGGTCTGACCGACTACATGGTTGGCACGAGCCCACAGGTGTTTCCGACGTGGGTGGCGTTGCCAAAAGTGCGCCCAATGAACTTCTTTGCTGTTGGGCCGAATGCAGGATCGCCCGGCGTAGGTCAGACATTCTCGATGGCCGTAGTCGGTACGCAAGCCCGCACGTACATCTGTATCGGCGGTGCCGTAGGGCGCCATTTCTACCCTTCGTTGGCTTGTACGGCATACATCATGTGGGAGGACTAAGAGGTGGACCCGATCCCAGCGAACGAATGGCAGCTTGGCGCTGTTCTGGTCCCATCGCTTCCGCTGCTGGTGGGTGGTGGCGCTGACTTCGGTCAGGGCGGGCAGGCACCGCAGACGCACGCTGTCGCATCCTTGACAGGCTGACAACACAGGGCCGCAGCTCAGCACTGGCCGGTCCTGAGCTGCCGCCGCAACACCCCTGTTAGCTATTCATCGCCTTCCACCATGCCAGCTTCCCGGATGATCGCTTCAACGCGCTGGTGGAAGTACGTCCAGTCGGCAGGGGCAACGTACTGCTCGATCACTTCTGCCTCCCCGGCCACGGCCTCGGCCTGCTCGCCTTCGACCACGTCCCGGGCGATCTGGGCTGCCCGGCTGCGGAGCCAGTCCAGGCGGTCGTTCAGCTCTGCGCGGGTCAATTTGGCGTCCATGGACAAATCCTAATCTCGGGTGGCGTTATTCTCGGGTCAAAGGAGATGACCCATGTGTTATTCAGCTCAGATCGAGGCCGACTACAAGAAGTTCCAGCGGGAGTTCGGCGCGGTGATCGATATCGAGACGTTCACCCGGTTGTGGCTTCGGGACAACGACAAGGCCCGCCGGCCAAAGACGCCCAGGGCATTGGACCTGTCTTTCCTCTGGCCTGGTGATTCCAAGGTGGCCGCCATTGCCGCCGAGATTCGGGAATGGGACAATGAGGAAGTCGCACAGCTTAAGACGGAGCTGACCAAGCAGACTGAGCGCCTGGCCGCCGCCGAACAGAAGCTGGCCACCAAGCCCACGAAGACCGCGGCAAACGAGCAGCGGATCGCCGGCAACAAGATCGAGCAGATCAAGCGCCGGATTGCCGACCTGAAGCGGGCGAACCTTGAGGCGAGGGATTCCCGCATGTTCCCTGGCTACTACTGCCCGGTCCTGGTCAGCGAGGGCGGCAAACTGGTCGTGAAGCCGATGCGCTACCAGTGCAGGCCGGCTGGCAAGCCTGCCGCCTATGACGCGAAGTACCCGGGCACCTACAACGCGCGGCGGGACAATCTGGAAGGGTTCTGGAAAGGTCAGTTCGGGCACACGCATGGGCTGATCGTCGCCAGCCGGTTCTACGAGCACGTCGAGGTCGACGGCGAGAACCAGATTCTGGAGTTCGTCCCGCGCACCGGCGAGGACATGCTCATCGCGTGCCTGTGGTCTCGCTGGACAGACCCCAAGGGGGTGGAGCCTGACCTTCTGAGCTTCGCCGCGATCACCGACGAGCCGGAGCCCGAAGTGGCAGCCGCCGGCCACGACCGGACCATCATCAACATCAAGCCCGAGCACGTCGAGGCCTGGCTCAACCCGAATCCTGGAAACCTTCAGGCGCTGTACGCGATCTTCGATGACAAGCGGCACCCGTTCTATGAGCACAGGATTGCCGCATGAATAGTTTGCCAAATATGGGACGATACCCGCATTCGGCGATGCCAAACTGGAGGCGGAGATGTCCGACGGGAAGGAGGAGATGGGCGACGACGTCGACGAGGGGAAATGGTTGAGGCCCAAGGTGGAAGTAGGCTTTAGTTGGAAGACTTTTACCTTCGATATCGAAAATGCCTGGGATATGGTTTCATCGTCAGAGGGTGCGAAGGAAACGACCATTAACCTAGCTAAGCTCGCAGGAAAAGCGACGGTCAATGCGGGCGTGCATTTTTACAAGAACTTGCCTGGATTGATGGCGGAACAACTAGAGAGGCAGTTGCGAGAAAACCACGATATGGATCCGGAAAAGCGCGCAAAAGCGGCAGCTTACGTACAAAAGTACAAAAAAAAATAGGATTATCTTTCTTCACACTAATGAGGCGGAATTGTGACGAAGTATCTGGATACGAACGGCGGCGCAGAATGTTGCGGCTGTGGAAAGTACGCGAAAGTGACCGAGGGGCTTGAGTCATGCGGGAATTGCGATGAGTTTGTGTGCAGTTCTTGCAAGAGATTTCCGAAGCAGATGCCGTCGTTCGGATACCTTTGCCCCAAGTGCATAAAAACGGTGCAGTGAACAAGGGGGAAGGGGGCGGGAGGGATCCCGCGCCGGTGCTGATCGGCTCAGGCGGGAGGCTGCCAGGTTCGAGGCTATGGCTGCGCGCTGGGAGCCGGAAGAGGTGGCGTAGCGTGCACCCTATCGCCGCGTAACTCGTTGATACGTAAAGGCTGTGATGGAGGCTTTCGGACCCGTACCGTTCCCCCATCTTTCCTAGGAATTCCAACAACTTGCTTGGGTCATTGCAGATGCCTGGGGGGCAGAGGGTCGTCGGTTCAAATCCGGCCGTCCCGACCAATTACTCGCTTTAAATCAAGGGCTTACGGCATTCGTCGTAAGCCCTTTTTCGTTGTGGTCACTAAGTGTCCACTGCTCCGGCAGCGCAGCCCAGGTGCTGACTGCTTGCCATGGCGGTTCGGTTTCGTCGAGGTAATGCCCGGTTGTGGGAGCAATCACGCAACGCATCCCGATCAAGGTCAACTTGTTCGTGAGCAGTCGCTTTGATGCGGCCGCAAGTGCGGCTGTGTTCCTCCCTGCCGCCAGAAGCGATCGGTGAGGATGGGGAGTCGACGTAAGACTTCCGTCCGGCAAGCAGCCCTCCAGCGTCCGCATGGATGAGGTGCTGGCGTTCATGGCTCAATGCATGGCGCACCGACTGGATGCAGTGGAACAGAGATTGATCGCGGCCGGCCTCCAAGCGATCACCAAGCAGGTTGAGCCCCGAACGCATGAATCTTGGGCTCGCTGGGCGCTATGCTCGGGCCAGGCCAAGGGCCGCCAGTGCCAAGTCGGGAGCGTGTCCTGCCCATGTCGGGCTGATGTCGTCACGCAAGGCGGGGAAGGGGGGGATGATGTTGGTGAGCCAAACAACTGATTCAAGGGATCTTTCATGCACATCAACAGCGCCCGGCTTCGCGAGCTCCGCACTGGCCGGCAATGGTCGCAGGAGCAGTTGGCCAATCTGAGCGGTTTGAACCTGAGGACCATCCAGCGCCTGGAATCCGGCGCGAAGATCTCGACGGAATCACTGCGGGCATTGGCTGCCGTCTTCGAGGTGCCTGCCGAAAGCCTGCTGACGGGCAATCCGTCCCCCAATCAGCCAGCGCTGGAGGCGATGCGCGACGGCGTGCTGCGGGGCCTGGAGTTCACTGGTACAACCCCGAGGGCCGACTTCTGGTGGTTCGCCCTGGCTGTTGCGATGGTGCTTGCCTTCGCCCAGCTTTTCGCTGAGGCGATTGGCCAATGGGCGCTGGAAATCACCTCGCTGCTGGTGTTGCTGCCCTGGATCGCGGCCTGCACCCGGCGCCTGCGCGACGCTGGTTTGAACCCGTGGTGGCAGCTGATCAGTCTGGCGCCAGTAGGTGGCATCCTGGTGCTGCTCTATCTGCTTACATATCCCACCAAGGCGAAGGAGGCGGCCGAGGTGGCTGCGGGTTGA